CTTTGTCTTTAATATAGAATCATTTAAAGAACCAATTTCAGATTCAAGTTGTCCAATTTCATCTTCAACATTCCGATTACCCCATTTTAATAATCGTTTGGCTGCTTCATCTGCCGCAAATTGGGCATCCAAACTAGCAAGTTCTTCTGCCTCAATTTCAGCGATTAAATTTTGTAATCGTTTTATACACTTTTCAGCCATTATTTTTCACCAATAATATCGTTTAATAAGCGGTTTATGCGGTCTGCTTTAGACCAGATTTGTTTATTTTTAGCTTCTTGCAATTGCATATAAGCTCCACTTGTTGATGGTTCAGAAACAATATCAAAACAGATAAGTTGTAAATCATCTTCAACTATCGTAACACCTTTTTCCTCTTTTACTGACCCTAGGGCGCGAGAAGAAATGCCTAGCGTCACTCCATCATTGATGAGAGATTTTAAAGTTAGACCATTCGGCGTTGACAAAACTTTAATTTTTCCCTTTAAATCTTTGCCTTCCCACCACAATGATGTAACCATGTGAGAAGCATTTTTTAAGTTTACAACAGAATCTTCAGGATGATCAAGTTCTCCGCAAGCCCGATTTTCTTTTACAGATTTCAAATAGTTTTTAACTTCTCTTTCCAAAATTACTCTAGGGTAGACTCGCCCGTTACCGTTTTGTTCATCACACCGCTGCATAATCCCAGAAAGAAAAACTGCACCATTTTTTGCTTGAAGTTTTTCATCTTCCGTTAGAAGATCTTGGCATACGCCATCAGAACATAATTCATAGTATTCTCTTAAAAGATATTTGTCGCTCATTTTCTTTTTCCCTCTTGTGCCAATCTAACTTTATGTTTATCAATTTCCCACTCTTGCCCGCGCAAGGCCCGTCGCGGTTGCTTCATCACTCCAAGCTCGACCTCTCTTGAAGATGGTCTATTTGCTCTTGGTTTCATTGGTGTTTCTGCTCCCACGTCTATTATGGCTGAACTTGTACGTGGTTTAAGCTCGTCTTGAATTTCATCAGCCAATTTTCGAAGATAAACATCAGCCTTTTCAGGAAGTCCGGGATATTCTTTTAACAGTTTTTTTAATTCAAACATAGCCTCCATCGCACCTTGAAGGCTTTCATTAATTTCATTTTTGCGTAATTGTTCATTAAGTAGATTTTGCATCTCTTCTATGATAATTTGCTTTAAAAATTGATTTGTAAATTTCATTTTATTTCTCTAAAAAATGCGGGCATTACCCGCCCGAGTCAACACCCTGACTTGCATCGTCTAACTGGCTGTAGTCTATAACGTTTCAGCATCATTCATCACCCCATTTCTTAAAATTTATTCCCTCATCACCAAAAATCATACTTAAGATATATGACGTTCCAGAACTAATGCAAGCCAATATGAAAGCATTAGCTATAGAATATTCAAATGTAAATAGTTCTGTCCATTTGTTAATTGCCCATAAAATCCAACCAACATGGAAGCCGATGCACATAGGGCAACGAAAAAAATGATGTTTTGGTCGAATTGGTTCTAAAATCTTAGAACATGATAAAATTTGGGTTAAACCAAAGGCGCAAAGAACAAAATATATGAGGCTCATTCGTAATAACCATATCCGCTCAAATAGCGTCGAATACGATTTGGCCCAATAGAGCCTTTTTTGGGAGCTTGAGGAACTTCTCCAAGTTCTGTTGAATCTTCAGCATCAGGTTCAACATAATGATCTTCAATTTCATTTTCTATATATTCTACTGCTTCAAGGTGTGGTTTTTGTTCTTCAATAAATTTTGTTGTTGAAAGTAGGACTACTTGTGCTGCGTCAACGCCCTCATCTACGGCATCGGGATAATAGGCTTCAAGACTTGCATATACATTTCCAGCTCTAATTGATTCGGGAAGAATTATACCCGCCTTCTGAAGATGTACAAAATATTTATTTTGAGAATCATAAACTTCATCATCCATTTCTTTTTTAGGAAAAGTAATTATTCTCTTTTGAGCGGTATCAATAACAATATCAAGATGCATATGATCAAAAATCATAAGTTTTCCATCAAGACTCTTTCTTATATTGAGAGAAATCTGAACGCCTTCGCGTTGCGGTTCTTTTTCCTTTTCCGGCTTTTCTTCGCCGATTTTAAGTTTAATTGGCATCAGATTTTATCTCGTGAATAAGAGACTGAATTTTGATAATCTCCTCTATCATTTCTTTATCGGGTTTTCTTTCTTTATATAATTCAAGTGTTTCCAAAACTTTATTGGCATTAGATGACATATTAGAATCACTTATCAGTATTTCTGAACTCAAACATTTTTTTAATTCTTTTTTGAGCCTACCTATTTCTTCATTGAGATAAATTTTTAGTTCTATATCATTACTAGAAAATGAAGACATATATTTATTTAATAATGTTTTTTGTTCTTCCAGTAATTGACCTTTATATTCACTATTAAACTTTTTCACGAAAGACTTGTAAATAAGATTATCAATCGGAACCATTTTTTCGCTTTCTTTTTTTTCCGACATTCCTTTGATTATCTCATTTTCTAACAATACACGAGTTTTGATTGGAGCCTTTTCATTGAAAATTTGTGCTAATGATGCCAAGGATTTATAATTTGGAACAAAATTGGAAAAAACATCCTTTGATAAAATTTTTCTAATTTTACTATTAAATTTGTTTTGTTCACTGTGTATTTTTTTCTCGTCTAAAGTTCTATGTGCTCTCTTTACACTTTCTAATATTTTTTCCGCAGTTAATGAACTCACTTCTTTGGTTTGGGTTATTGTTCTATACAATTTAAGATCATGTTTCATCCACGAATCGCCCAAAAAAGATTCTTTAATCAGATCAAGGATTTCTTTTTGAAGTTTTTCATTTTTAGAAAGAACAGCTCGCGTTAATTCTAAAACAGCAGTCTCGTAAAGAAATCCTGTATTCCTTTTCTTATTATGTTTAAACTTTGCCATTTTTCTTTTTTCCTTGTGATATACCTTTGTCCAAACTTTCTATCATTCTTTGTATTTCTGTATTATTTTTCAATATCTTTAATTCTTCAGATATCAATTCACTCTTATAATTAGTTTGTTGTTCTTCATAGGTCATTCTTGCAAGCTGATTTAATTCACTCTTGCCTTTAAAAATGTTTCTTTCAGTGTTTTTGCTTGTTTCCCTAGAATATTTTGAATCTCGACTTCTTCGTCGAGGCCCAGAAGACTTTCTGTTATCATGTTTAACTGGAATATAAACCTTTCCTTTCGCTCCTGGCGTTGTATATGGTTTTTGATCTGGCCTTTTCCATTGTAAATCATTTCTCTTACCTGGTGCAGCAAGAAGGGTTTCTTCTTCTGTTCCTTCCTCGGGCGCATCTGCGGCCAATTCTTCTCCACCCAGTTCTTCCATTCCCATATCTTCTCCACCCAGTTCTTCCATTCCCATGTCTTCCATAGGCATTTCTCCGCCGCCCATTTCAGGTGGAGTTGCAGCCATTTCAAGTTCTGCATTAAGTTGAGCGTCGTAAAACATTTCACGTTGATTACGAATGATTTCTTCATCAGAAAGATTAAGAAGATTTTTACTAACCCATCGCCTACTAAAATATCCTTCTGTTGCACTCCCAGCAATTTCAAATTTGGTTCTCCAATGTTCAAGCTCTTGAAGTTCCGCAAGTTTGGAAGGCGGATTTAAATGCAATTTGAAAGATAATAAATCTTTTCCTTTATATCCCAATGTATATAAATGAACTACAGCGATTTTTTCTAATTCGGAAACAACACTTCTTTGTAGTCTTGTTATTGTACGAGCAAATCGAATATCTTTTTGTGCCAAGGTTGTTTTATCTTCACCACCTTCTTCTGCTTGTGTCAAATAAGATGCTGGAATTTTAAGAGCAGAGAACAATTTATCACGAAGATATTTTACATCATCAATATCTCCCGTATATGTCCCACCAGGAAGTGATTCAACTTTTGTACCACCAGCAGTGCCCCGGACTGGAATAAAATAATCTTCATCTACACTCATTGGATTATAACGTAAATCGACCCGACCAGTTGTGGAATCAATAACTTGATTTCTTTTCATTTGTGTCACAATTCGATTCATATGCGATTCAACTTCTTTTTCAGGAACTCCACCAACATCAATATAAAAAATACGTCTTTCGGGAGATCTAACAATTCGATAAGCCATCATCGCATCTTCTAATAAACCGAGCTGCCTCCAAATACGCCTACAAGGTTCTAAAGCTGAAGTACCATAAGGAGCATATTTATCATTTCCAAGAATTCTAAAATGAGCAATTTGCCAATTCTCAAATGTTAATCCACCACTATTCCACTGATATTGAATGTATTCTGGATTTGTTTTGTCTTCTCCTTCGAGTCTTTCAACTTCGGATGTTGGAAGCCCAATCATGGATTTGATTCCAAGCTTTTCATCAATATCTATGTATAAGAAATAATCACCGTATTTACACATACTGCGACACCAACCAAAAATATTAAATTCAATGTTAAGAACACTATAAAATAAAGTGTGAAGGAGTTCTTTGATTTCTTCGTTTGGACAATTAACTGTAAGAACTTTTTGTAAAGGAGAAGAAACTGTCATTTCATCGGCATAAATATCTAAGCCTGAAGCAATTTCAGGCATATATTCCATCTGATCAAAATCAACATACCGTTCTGCACGGGCAACATTTAAACTAGCATTGGCATAAACATTATCAAAAGGATTATAAGAAGATTTTTTAAAAGCTAAACCTGAAGCTGATTGGAATTTATATTTATCTAATTGTCGTCTTTTTAATTGACGGGGGTTTTGTTTTTGATAATCAACAAGTGGACCAGATAAAAGTCTCGTTAATGCTTTAAAGAGAGGTGAATCGGGATTGCGGGGGTTTTTATCGTTTCGTGTGGGTGCCATTTTTTATCCTTTTATGAGCCAGCCAAAATCTGTATATAATTGCTTGGCTGCATTCAGTTTATCATGTGATTCTTCTTTTTTGTAGCCTTCCATACCAGGAATTGTTGTATTTAATTTTGTATTTGAGGAAATCATTGAATTTAAAAAAGCTCTCTTATATTGTAAATCTCTGGTATTTTCTTCTAAAACCGTATCTCTTATCCAACAAGCTATTGCTAGAGACATTACTAGGTCATCATTATACCCTCGTTGAGCTTCTGGTCTTCCATTCCTCCAAACAAATGTTTTTAATTCTTGAAAAGTTCTTGCAGAACTTATTTTAATTAGGTTATTACGAATGAATTCTTCTAACTTGGCAACAATTAATGGCCTTGTCTTTTGTGATGTTGTAAAACCAGGAATTGAATTGGAAACATATTGAGCTTGATGTTGTTCAATATATTCATGACTTCCTTTAACAGAATAATATAAATTTGGATACTCGGCTTCAATAAGTTTTTCCAAAACCGAGAAACCGATATTATTATTTTCGACAACGACCATCGCATCTCCATACTCCTTTCCTGCATCAAATAAAATTCTTGAGAATAAATCAGTTGTTGGTTTTCCGCGATATTCGGCAACCTGTTCCATTGTTTCTGTTTCAAATACATGAAAAACAGAATAATCTTGGCCATCACCTCTTGCAGTATCACCAACTATTAAATATTTTTTCTCTGGATTGTATTCTTCCCAAATCCAAAAGTTTCTATCAAACCCTGTTTGGTGCTTTGGTGAATAACATATTTTTTCCATTTCTTGTAAATTGTCGGGATGAATCACAGTTTCACCAGAAGCATTAAAGTTACACTCATATTCTTGTGCAATTTTTCTCCTTGAAAGGTTTCTGGTTACTTCTTCAAACCATTCTGCATCTCGATCAGGATGTATGCTCCAGTGAAGTTTGGTTGGATGAAAATCATTTTCCCCAAGTTCGGCAGCTGTATAATTTTTGTGAAACCAATTTCCGATTCCATTCGGAGATGATAAAGCAATACATCTTCCTCCGACTGCCATTGTTGGTTGTAATGCAGTCCATAAATCATCAAGATTTTCAACATGCGCTGCTTCATCAATTACTAATAATGATAATGCTTCTGAACGACCTGCATCGGCAGATGTTGCAGATGCTTTTATTTCTGAACCGTTTGTAAGAATAAAAGAAGTTCTATTGTCTACGGAAATATCAGCAACTTGTTTAAACCAAGGTGGTAATGTTTTGATCATACCTTTAACTTTTTTAACAAGATTTGCTGCTGTGCTAAATTTCGTCGCAATAACAAGAATATTTTTGTCTCGATGAAACAACATCATCCAAACAATATAGCCAGCAGAAATTGTAGAAATGCCAAGCTGCCTTGACTTTAAAATAATATTGTTTCTGTAATCGTTGAATTTATTAAGAAGTTCTTTTTGAAAATCCCAAGTTTTAAAAGGTATTTGCCCTTTTGTTGGGTGAGAAATTTTACAATATGTGTCAAGAAAAAAAGATGGATCTTTGCCGCACTTAACTATTTCTTTAACAAGATCTTTTTTGGAAAGGTATTGTGACATACATGTTTATTTTTTAACAGGTTTCGCTGTCTTTCCTTCTCCAACAACCGTTGGATATCCCTTATCTTTTCTTGTAATCTTATCAGGTTCCAAGCCAGCTTCACGGGCTTTGGATTTCATTCGATGTTTCATAGCGGGGCTTTGTGCGGTACGAGGTCGGTCTACTTGAGTTGGGCCACTGTCTTCTACTTGAGTCGCATCATCCAACGGCGCAGGGGCCACTTTTGGTGCGGCACCTACTTTTTTATTCATCATCATGGCGACTTTTTTCAAAAACATCCCTTCTGTACCTTGCGCTAAATTATGCTTTTTGGCAAATGCGACAAGAAGTTTTTGAAAAGCTAAGATTATACTTTTTTCTTCAGGAGATATTTTTGAAACATCCGTCGATGATTTCCGCAAATCAGCACCATATTCAGCCGAAGATGCCACAGCACCTTTTTGAAATGGCTCTCCACCAGCCATTTCGGTAGGAGCATCCGATGCACGTTGAGCAAATTGATCAGACATTTGCCTTGCAGTAATTTCAGCCTCGTCTATTTTTTGAGCCGCCACGGGAACATGAGTTCTGCCAACAGCTTGTTGAGCTAATTCAGCAGTCCACGGGTCCACACCACTTACAGCCGATCCCACATAATCAACACTCATATTAATACTTTCGAGTTTTTCA